GCTTACCGTATTCGGTTATGGTTGTCATTAGATTAAGAGATAGGTGAATGGCGAGGATGATCGGTCAGGTCGCCATGACTACCTACTTTTTCTTTTTAGTTTCCTGAATATTGTTTATAGAAGTCTTCTCTTGCCTTAGCAGCTTTAGTAATCTCACTTACTTTTGACTTGTTTTTATTCTTATTTAAGTGACCTTTAATTTTTTTAACGGCCCAATCAGATGCTTTAGTCATAGTTAAAAATCAATGTTAGATCTGTTTAATTTTTCCATGATATCTTGTCTATAAGCAGGGTCAATATCATATTGAGGATCGTTCATAGCCTTAACTACTTCAGCTTGGCTTCTGAATACATCACCTGAATTTTGTGGTGCTTTACCGCTTAACATTCTACCTTCATATCCATTAGTGTTTTCATACTGAGCTTTAAGACCACTCAAAGCTAATTGAATAGCTGCCTTATTACCACCTTCAACAATGTTATCGAAAGCATCTATTGAAGTTTGATCTAAGTTCTCACTAGCCCAACCAACAATCTTTCCATACTCAGCTTCACCACCAACAGAGTTTTTAATTACATTAATATCTGAATCAGATAGATCAGCAGCTTTTGTTGGTTGTGGACTGTTCTTTTGGATTTCCATATAAGCATTGACTAAATCTTGGCTGCTCATATTGGAAAACTTTTCTATTGTCTCTGGTGATAATTCATTACCATTAGAAAAGAACTCTTCATTCGCTTCATTAATTAATGCAACTGCTGGAGAATCTTCCGTAGTTTCTTTTGTTTCTTCAGACGTTTCTTTTCCGTCAACAGCATCGGTGTCCCCAGTTGTTTCGCTAGTTTCATCACCTTGCCCTCCAAGTTTTTTTTGAAGTTCGACATAAGCTTTCTCTAGGTCTTCAGCGTTCTTATATTTACCTGCTAGTAGTTGTTCCTGCTCAGCTTGCATTGACTCCCCAAGTTGTAGGGAGTCCTGTTCATCTGGAGTTAGGTTATTCATTACTGTTGCTGAATCAGCATCAGTATTAACTGTTAATGTTTCTGCCATGTTTATTCAGTGGGTGCATTTGTTATATCCGGAGGTGCATCTGCTGCTCCACCTGTAAATTGTTCAACCATTCCCATTGCATCAGGATTCTTACTTGGATCTGCTAATGGTGATGATGCTATCTGACCAGCTTGACTTAACAGTTGTTGGTTAGCTTGCATGTTCTGTTGTTGAGCCATCTCTTGCTGTAACTGTTCTGCAGTCTTGACAAGGTTCAACACATCTATACCTTGAGCAGCTGCTAATCTCTTAATAGCTTCTGAAGGATCAATGAATTTCATTAATGATTCTGGTCCAAGAGTCTGAGCAATGGTTGTTATAAAGGCTGTAAGACTTTCTCTATCCTGTCCTCTACCTAGAGCATTAACTCCAGCAACAATAGATGGACGTACTAAGTCTTTAGGTATCTTAGGTATTTCATTACTACGTTGAAGTATGAGTAGTGTTCTATTGAGATAAGGAATAAGGAATTCAACTGTTAATAAACTGAATAGACCTCCGAGCTGTTGCTCTAATTCCATCTGTGTTAGACGTACTTCCTCTGCTGTAGTCCTCTCACTTTGTCTAACCTGTAGGACAAGAAAAGCATCTAAGATTCTCTTTTCTATTTGTGAAGCTAAGGTACTAGCTGTTGAGAAGTCAGCTGTTTTACCAACTTGTATAACTCCTACATCATCTGGTCTACCTTGTACGATTGCACCGTTACCTGCACTAGCAAGAGTAGATGCTTTTGTTGTAGAGCTAGGGGATAGTAGGAAAATAACTTTACTAGCTGCAGCTGATCCCTCAACTAATGCTTGGGATAATGCCTCTAATGATTTTAAGTCTCCGATAAACTCTTCAACTCTTCCTCTACCATAATCCTCTCCATCTACAGTATTGAAACGTAAGACGAGCCAAGGACTTGTTTTCTTTGGTGCTGTACTTCTGCTACCAGGGAGGATCTTTCCATCCACTTCCTGATACCAAACCCAGCGACCACTTTTATCATCAAGTTTGACGCATGTATATACTTCTACGTCGTCGTCATCAGAGCCTGTGTTGTTACCTACAACTGTATTGGGGTCAGGTTCTAGCAGCTCTTCGCCTAAAACCTTTCTACTAATTAATTCTTTTGTGACAATTTCTATAACATTTCCATTGCCGTCTCTGTTGACGACGTATCTGTTTAATGGAAAATGTTTTAACCCATCTTTACCCATAAAGACAAGCGCATTACCTGAGACTATTAAATGTTTGAGTGCTTGATGAACAACAACTCTATCGCTAGAAGCTGCTATATAATCCATAACCATTCTTTCCATCTTAGAAAAAGATAGGTCTAATTCGCTACGGATCCTTGGATCAATCTCTTCACCTAATTTATCGTCTCTTATTTGTAGCTTGAAAAATGTAGTCTGTGGAGGTAGTAAAGCAAGCATTAATTTTGCTGCCAATGTAACTACCGCTTTGCTGCCTACTGATTGCCAAGCTTGTGTTAAATGTTGCTTACCGTTCTTAGATGAGTTATCATCTTGTACTAAATAAGGTAGTGTTAACTTAGAACATTCAACTGCTGTATCTAGAAACTGTGCACGACCACTCGTTAATGCTGAGTAGCGTTCACTAGCTTTACGCAACGTTCATTCCTCCAGTTTTAGTTCCTGTTTTATTTTGGTTGAGTGAAATTTTTAAGTCATTAGCGCCTACTGATTTAGCAGTTGAAGCAGCTCTAGCTGTGTCACCAAACTTAACTGATTTGGTAACTTCATCAGCTGTTTGAAGTTTCTTAGTTACTGGCTTTTCTACGTTAACAGTTGGATCAGCCTTTTTTAAAGGTTCCAGATTTTGTGCTACTGATTGTATTTTAGGATTAAAAAAACACATATTATTCGTCAAGTAAGGATTTCATATATTCAATGACACTGGCTTGACCAGATCTATACATAATGGATTCAATACTTTCTTTAGGATGGACTGGTTGCCAAGCGAATTGATGTTCTAACTTGTTAACCAGTCTGTCAAACCTTTCGTGATCTAACTTAAGAGTATTGAGGGAGATTTGTGTTTGCATGTTCAAAGAAGGCTGGCATCCTAGCTGACTTGGTGGCAGAAAGTTCAGGAGCTTTACCGTTATACATTAAGTTGTCGCTCGTTTCGAGCCAAAATTTTTTGCTTAAATATTTATCGCCATAGGTATTCTCACCTAATGGTTCCATGATCCAATTAATTGTGGCCTTCCTAAGTTTATCCAGAGATTTACTCCAAGATAAGCCCATATCGTGACATACAAGGCTATTAGTGGCCACGTGTATTTGTTCGTCTCTGGAAATATCAG